CTCCACTAATATATAACTATGAATAAATACTATAGCAAATTACAGCAGAGATTTGTCACAAGTGAAATATACTTTGATGAATTACTATTCGGTACACTCAATGATAAAAACTATGAGCGTCCAATTACAAACAAAATAAAATCTAACACAGATAATATAATAAAATGAAACGTATAAAATACATATCGCTCTTATCACTCTGGCTACAAAGTAACCATGAAATACTACCAGTTCTTCCACAAGAATTACTCGATGAAGTATATGTATTCCAGCGCTTTCAAACTAAACTAATATAACTATGCAATTTCAAGATACTAAATTCAAAGAATTAGACGCTAAAGGTTTAATCACTAAAAAACTTCAACAAATTGATGAGTTTGAAGCTAACTTCAATCCTAATATGAATAGCAGAGCTATGAAGAAATGGTGTACTGACTATGAATATCGTAAGCGTGAGTGGGAATTTCGTCAATCACTAGCAGAATATGCAGTAGGAAATGCTCACAGAGCTTTACAAACAAAATAATATTACCAGCAGATAATATATTAAAATAAACTTATGCAAACAATAAAATTCTTACCTAACAATCAAATACTATTAAATAATAATACTTTACTTACTAAAGTTCCTTATACTAAATACTATTTTGAAAAATCTTATCACAGTTACAACAAGTTTTACACTATAAACAATAACACTTATGTATAACAAAGTAACTAACATGAAGGAACTGTGCGCTTATGCTAAAGCACAACGTAAAATCAAGGCAGACGAGCATAGGCGTCTAACCTTACATGACGGCAAGTGTAGTGGACTTACTGACAAAGAGTACAATCGAGTACGTGTCAACCAAAAGAAAAACTTCACTAAGTTTCGTAAGTTCACTCACAACCGCATGTGGAAATACCAATCAAGATACTCAGTAGAACAACTAAAACTAATAAAAAAACTATGACAAATTTTGAAATAGAGCGATTTATGCTCGAAGAACAGTTCGTAAAGCGTATGCTTATCGACTATAATATTAAAGAAATAACTACACAGCGTCAAGCTAAAAATGGCACTAGACAATTTAAAATGCCTACAGGTCAAGAAATAGCTACATACAAATCAGGTATGGTACGTAGATGTGACAGTAGCGACCGTGTATGGCAACTAAATCCTAAGTACAAAACTAAAACTAGATGGGTTCTTCTAACAGAAAATGGTTTAGAAACTAGAGAATATGATATGTGGGCAAGAGCTAAAGTGTATCCTCAACTAGCTAGACTAAACTTTATACTAAAATATTACCTTAAAAACTATGCAAAATGACAGAAACAATAAAAAACCCTTGGGATTTAGCTTGGTCTAAATGGTGGGTACAACAGAATTATAAGAAATGCGAAGTGGACGAAATGACACTTAGCGAAATATATGAACTATTAGAACAAGATTAAATGAGTAAAATGGCAGAACTAGATTTGATTGCACAAGGTGTAGCGGATCACGTAAAAGAAATAATTGAAGACAGTGTTGATTGGCAATTAGCTGACCAACCTCTTGATGGCGATGACTATCAAGAAATGAAAGAGTATGTAATAAATGTTGCACTAAATAAATTATTACAAACAAAATAATATTACTAACAGATAATATAATAAAAAAATATGTATTGTAAATGTGGAGATAAAGTACACCCGATCCGTTTAGAACTAGGATATAAAACTTGTGTGAAGTGTTCAACAACTAAAACATACTCGTATGTCCCTATCATAGAACACAAAACAGGTAATACAATACAAATTGTCAGCCAAGAAGTTAGCGCTTCTGTGCACAGAGCTTGGCGGCGTAAATAGCTAAGCGTAGGTGAGGGATCGTTATGAACTCTACGTTTTGGCAAGGGAACTAGGTCAGGATAAGCGATTACCGGGGCAGTAAGCTCGATCGTGGTGCGCAGGCTACCGACGGGTATGAGGTTCGAATCCTCACTAGTTACAAAAGGGCGTGAAATGGTTAGAAGCTAAGAACAGTAACGCACGGCGAAAGCTATGAGCAAACAACTGTGACGCTTAACGCAGGTTCGATTCCTGCCACGTCCACTAAAATTAAATATATGAACAGAAGAAAAGCGATTACACTAGCGTGTATATTATTTGTCGGTGGTTATATTATTGGCGACAATAACGGTAAGCAAAACAAAGTAAAACAGATCAAGCAAACCATGTCTGAACTAGAAATGGACTGGTATCATTGGCAAGACGTAGAATATATTATAGAAAATAAATCTATTAATGGCGATGTAATTGTGCTTGGTGAGTAATTACAAACAAAATACAAACACTAACAGATAATATAATAAAACAATTATGGCAAGACGACTTACAATTTACGAAAGATTAAAGCCCGAAGTTAAAGAGGCTTTATTGTCAAATATGTCTGAGTATGAAACTACTATTACAGACATTATTGAAACACTCAGCGGCGAAATATCTTATTCTAATCTTAAAATTAGAGACATTAGCTCTTTATATACATTTTCAGATATAGAGCTGCTTAAGGTTACTGCTTGGGATTTTAAATACGGTGATAACATTTTAATAACAAAAGAATATGAGTGATTCAGTAAAAAAATACTTCGATATGATCGAAGACAAAGAAATAATAACAGCAGATGAGTCAGCAAAATATATATTCTTACTAGATTTTAACGACGGTAAAGTATATAGATATGACATTAGCGCGTTATGTACAGATGAAAACAAATGGAATCCTGATCATGAAAGTTGTGAAGCGTTTTTATATGGCGCGGGTCACAGCGTAAAAGATTGTGAATGGATGGTAACTAATGAAAAAACAATAGAATATGGCAACTAAAAAAATAATAACAGACGATATAATCGAAAAAAGATTACAAGAAAGAGGTATATCTATGTATGGTGATGACGATAATGCTCTTGAAAAAATACAAAAATACTATGAATTTGAATTAACAGACCAATGGTCAAGAAATCCTGACTATCATATATACGCAGAAACTACAGCAGATGGCTATGAAGTATGGGTTGCAACTGATGGCGATGGCAGAAATGTATGTATAAGTGAAGATGTATACTATTATGAAAGCGATCTTGGCGATGTTTTATACAGTGTTATAACAGATGGTTATAATGAGTTAATTTATGTAGATGACATAGAAAGCCAATACGTTGAAGATGGCATAATGATGGCATACGAAGATTTTGTAAAAGATATGATACAAGAAGTTGAAGACGAATTAATTGAAGAAGGTTACATTAAAGACGAAGAAGAATGAGCACTAGAAATTTATTAATGGTCGTAGATCGCGAGCACAGTAGTAGATACCCAGAGGGATTTGCTATACACCCTGATCTTGTACAAGGTAAAAGTTATGTAAACATGTATATGCACCACGATGGCTATCCTGAATGGCAAGGTGTGCAAATTGCTAACTGGCTTTTAGCTAATAATAATGGCTGTAAAGACGGTAGCAGGTTGGCTAGTAAACTAGTTCATGATTTTTATTATGACAGTTGCTACTTATACCCTAAAGCAGATCGAATAGATCACCAATATAGATACGTGATATGGTCGGGCGATAAAGATAAAATACACGTAAGCTGTTGGGATATGTACAGCAGCCAATGTATTTTTGTGTTAAAGCCAGAAAAAATTATATCTAAATTTATGAAAGATATGAATTATACTGATTTTTCTAATAATCAAACTAATTATGACTGAAAAAGAAATAGAAAAAATAGCTCAGCGCGTAGCAGAACTAGTTGTAAATGAATTAATGTATCATGTAGATACTTTTTCTATACCAGTTCAAACTAATGAAGAGAATTTACTTGCAGAATTAGCTTCAGCAATGACTCAATTAGACTTTGAGTTGCAACGTGAAAACTATGAAAAATGCAAAGAATTACAAGATAAAATAAAAATAATAGAAAAAAAACTTAAAAACTTTAAATAATATGCAAAAACCAATGCTAGCATACAAAGTCGGTAAAAAAGAAATAGACTGGGATGCAAAGAATTTTATACAACCAAAGCTTGACGGCGTGCGTTGTATATTTACTAAAGACGGTGCATACTCTCGTACTGGAAAACAATTTAAAAACCTAGCTCATCTTGAGTACGATCTAACAGACTTTTTCAATAAAAATCCAAACACTGTATTAGACGGTGAGCTGTATAATCATGCTCTAAAGAACGATTTTGAAAAGATTATATCTTT